TATCTGGAGATTGGGCTGATGTTTGGGCTCATTAAGGAAACGAAATGACAAACAAAACAATTATGGCTGAATGTGAAAGCTGTGAATCTACATATGAGGTATCTTACATGGAAGAATTAGTATCGGAAGACTTACCAGAAAGATGTCCATTTTGTGGTGAACCCATCGAAGAATTATCTGAAGACTATATAGAGGACGATGATGATTCTGACGATGAGGATAAATGGGACTAAACTGGACACATAATGATACTGATTTTACCGAAGAAATGATTGGTGACAATTATGGCTTCGTTTACTGTATAACGAATCTTACCAATGGAAAAAAGTACATTGGTAAGAAATTTTTTTATTCCAGTAAGACAAAACAGGTAAAAGGCAAGAAGAAAAGATTTAAGGTTTCTAGTGATTGGCAAACTTACTACGGATCCAACACCGAATTGAAAAATGATGTTATAATGCATGGAGAGAATATGTTCACTAGGGAAATCCTACACCTCTGTAAAACCAAGGGTGAATGTGGTTACCTAGAAGCCAAGGAACAATTCGTCCGTGATGCATTAATTGGCGAAAGTTATTACAATTCATGGATTATGGTTAGAGTTAGAAAATCACATATTAAAGGACTAGAATGTTAGATTTTATGAAAGATTTTGATGCTGATTATGATGCATTATTCTTTTTGCCACATGAAGAAAATGAAAATCAAGTTGTGGTTCATGCTCGTAAATTTACTGATGCTGGAGAACCATTAGACAAAACCGAGGTTGGTCCAGCATGGCATATTGTATTGTTTCAAACCGATGAAGAAGGCATGGCAAAGGATATTGATGTGTTTGATGCTGTGCTTTCGGAACCTAGGGAATACATTTCAGGATTAATTCCTATGGATATCTACGGAGTGGTAGCAAGAAAAACAACAACCTCAAAAACTTTCTTGGATGATTTCGTTGCCAAACTATCGGCAGCATGATATAATGTAATTTTGAAACTTGAAAGTTTATTATGATACTCGTTGATTTGAATCAAGTCCTATTGTCTGGCTTGATGGCACAAATTTCAAACCAAAAAGGTGTGAAATTAGAAGAAGACTTAATTCGACACATGGTGTTGAATATCATCAGGACACACCTACGCAACTTCCGTAAAGATTATGGTGAAGTAGTGTTGTGTGCTGATAACCGTAAATACTGGCGTAAGGAATTCTTTCCTTTCTACAAAGCTGGTCGTAAGAAAACCCGTGAGAAATCTGATTTAGATTGGCACCTTATCTTTGATATGTTGGCCAAGTTTAAGCTTGAGTTGAAAGAAAACTTCCCATACAAAGTATTGGATGTTGAAGGTGCTGAGGCTGATGACATTATTGGTGTATTGGCACCTATTGCAGTTAAGAATGAAAACGTCCTGATTATTTCAAGTGATGGTGACTTTCTACAATTGCAAATGTACAACAATGAGTTTAATAATCCACACTCAATTAAACAATACAATCCTGCTTTGAAGAAATTTCTCGTATCAGCCAAACCAGAGGATGAATTAAAAGAGAAGATTATCAAAGGTGATAAAGGTGATGGCATTCCTAATGTGTTATCAACATCGGATTGTTTTGTCCGTGATGTTAGACAAACACCTATCACTAAAGGCAAATTAGAGAAGATGATGGCCGAAAATTATAGTGATTGGACTGATGATGTGGCTAAAACTGGTTTTTCTCGTAATCAAGTATTGATTGACTTGAGAAACATACCTGACGAGATTAAGACTAAAATCCTAAATAGTTATGAAGAAACTGTGCCTGCATCTAAAGGTAAGATACTAGATTATTTTATTGCTAATAAACTGAAAAACTTAATGGACGTAATTGAGGAATTTTAATGAAAAATATACATGAAGTGTTTGATGAGTTTGAAGAAGCCAAAAACAAAAAAGAGAGAATGAAGGTTATTGAAAAGAACCTATCACCAACTCTTGTTAAAGTTTTACAATTAGCTTTTCATCCACAATATAAATGGAAAATTACTGAGTTACCAGACTCTTATAAAATTCCAAATGATGTTTTACCTGGACTTACCTTTGATGGACTACCAGCTCAACTCAGGAGACTGTATATGTTTGAAGAAGGTAATCCAACAGCAGAAACTTTAACACCAAAACGAAGAGAAGAATTGCTTTTACAAATGTTAGAATCTATTGAGCCAAGAGAAGCAGAAGTTATTATTGGTATTTTATCAAAAGATTTGGGTGTTAAAGGCCTAGATTATAAATTTGTTAAAGAAGCATTTCCACAATTGTTACCATAAGGAGAGAAGGTGTCGAAGTTTGTAGCTAAGTTCCGCAAGAACGATTATAATGATGATTATAATTTTCAAGATAAGAAGAAGCGTAGGAAGGAAAACAAGGTAGTTCGTAAGTCCGAAGGTTTTGGATTTGGTGAATATCAGGATTCCTACAACACTAATTTTAGCGGTAAGAAAAAGGTACGAAATGTGTTCTAAATGATACACTACTATTGACAATCCTATCTCGGTCTAGTATAATAGAGACTGTTTGAAAGGAATATATTATGATTTATGCGAGAATACCAAAATCTAAGCCTAAACTCAAGCCTAAAGCTGAGCGTGAACAATATGCGGAATGGTTAAAAAGCCATGAACCTAAGAAACCTGTGGTTTTACCTAAAAGAGAACCTTTGCAATATAAACTGAGTGCGCCAGCTGGCCGTGAAACCAGACACATTCCTTCTTTGAATTCTGGCGCTGGAGTAGCAACAAAGTCACCAGCTAAGATTTATACTGGCGATAAAATGTTAGGAATTGCAACAATGCACAAATCCAACGCTGTTCCTGTGTTCAATAGTGATGCAGCTGTAGAAATTTCAAGTATGAGACGTTAAAATGAAGAAAAAAATCAGTTTTGTAGTCAAATTGCAAAAACCGGTTTGTCGAACACCGATAAAACCTGTTCAAAAGCACAAAAGTGTCGTAAAATTTAGCCGAAAAATTGCTAAAAATGAGATTTTGTCGCAAATTTATGATGGAGAACATTAAAATGTCAGAAATTTTAGAACAAGAGCAAGAAAAAACCGAGGATTTTGACTTTTCCGAAGTGGAACTAGCAGTCCGTAGATGGGCTGCTCAAACGGGACATGATAATGACCAATCTTGGTATCAAAAAATGAAGGAAATGTATGAGTAAGAGCAAAATGTACTCTTATGAAGAGCTTTTTCAAGAAATTCCTGGAGATACTGAAAATATCCTGTTGAAATTTCCTCAAGAATTCTTGGAAGAAACTGGTTGGAGTGAAGGAACCGTGGTAAGTATCACCGTTGAAGATACAGGATCCGGTCCTGTTATGATTATAACACCTGTTGCTCCATAGTAACATTGCTATTGTTAGAATGTTGAATTTATGTTATAATAGACATTATCAACACAAGGAGAATTTATGATTGCTAGTGAGTCCTTATCAGTATCAAAATCTTTGTTGGCCAAATTGATGGCAACAGAGAATTTAACCGTTGAAGAAAAAAATGTTCAAACGGCTTCATTTGATGTTAAGAATCGTGTCTTAACAATTCCAATTCTAGACCAAACGCTTTCTCCTGCTCTCTATGACTTATTTACAGGTCATGAAGTTGGCCATGCTCTCTGGACTTTAGAGAGTGACATGAGAAAAGGTATGGACTTAAAGATTCCAGCCACAATACTTAATCTGGTTGAAGATTCTCGTATTGAACGTAAAATCAAAAACAAATATCCAGGTCTCCGTAAATCTTTTATTCAAGGATATTCTGAATTAGTTGAAAAAGATTTCTTTGGCACCAAAGATACAGACCTTAATCAATTAAATTTACTCGACCGCATCAATATGCATTGCAAAGGCGGTGCTGGTCTTAATATTAAATTTTCACATGATGAGCGTGATTTAGTCCGTGATATCGAAAATACGGAAACATATGATGATGTAATTGAAGTGTCACAACGCTTGTATGAATTCTGTAAACTTCAACAAGAAAAAATCAAACAATTGAAATTGAAACAATCATCCGAAGATGGTGATGATGACGATTCTAATTATGATTATGATTTTGGTGACAATGATGATCCTGAATATGATGAATTAGAAGCTTCTGATGTAGGAGATCCTAGTGATGAAGCTGATGAAGATGAAGATGGTGAAACAGGTTCATCAACCGATGGTGATAGAGAAGCTAAGGTTTCTACATCAGGCGAAAAATTGGATGAAATGTTCCGTTCTTTTACTGATGAGGCCTATAAGAAAAATGAAAGTAAGTTATTCCAAGAAGGCCGTAAAAATTATGTTTATGTCAACATTCCAAAAGTTGATATAAAAGAAGTTATACTTGACCACAAAGACTTATACAAAAAACATAAAGATTTTGTTGCTGAGTATAGAGCTGATGGTGGATCATATTATGATATTGATTTTTCTATTTACCAAAAAATGAAAAAAGATACAAACAAAGTTGTATCTTATTTGGTCAAAGAATTTGAAATGCGTAAGAACGCTGACCAACTCAAAAGAGCAACTGTTGCCAAAACAGGTTAACTCAATATGGGTAAAATCTATTCTTATGGATTCAGCGAAGATATCTTCAAGAAAGTAAC